GCCCTTCATATAAAGAAACAGCTGTTGGAAAGCCCTGATAATTACTCCACTCGCCTTCAGCCCAATCAAATGTAGCACCAGTACCACCAAGATCTTTTAATACATCTGCACTGACAACGGTTTCTGAGGTATAGTTGGTAACTCTTACAAACCCTGTGATAGAACCCTGAGCATAAGCTAAAGAAACATTCACTGTACCTGATGTATATGCTGCGGTTTTAACACCTATACGATATTGAATCTCTTGATTACTTAAAGCATCATCATAAACTACCGTGGTATTTGCAGCATAAGTGGTAACATCCAGCCATGAAGCGCCCTCATCAAATGATCTCTGAAGTGTTACTGTTGCTACCCATGTACCTGTGATTGATACTGTGAATTGGCGTGCTGTTCCGGTTCCTGTAACAATAATCGAATTAGTGAATACGTTTGCTGAGGAAATGGCCGCACTTACTGTTTGGCCGGTTGATGTAAGTTTAAATAAAGCACCAACGTGCTCACTGTGGAATAAATTAGTGGAAGCTGTTAAGGTTATGTTGCCGTTGATCGCCGAAGGTGTAATTGTTGTGTAGCCTGTGTTTACCAGCTGAAATGGCCCATCGATAGGATCATAATTACATACTGACCATGAGCGCTGGCCTCTTCTTTCTATCCTCTGAGGTTGATAACCATCACAAGCCGTGAAAATTACATCATAGCTTTGATCGAATCTTATCTTAGATAAAGATGCTGTTGGCCATGGAGTAGTAACCACCATATCTCCGGCAGATTCTATAGCTATTGAATCTACAAATGCCGCAGCTGTTGAGCGTGAAAATAATTGAACATAGGCTGAAGCGCCTGTTGGTGTGAATGCGATTGAGTGTGTACCCACTCGGAGAACTGTTTCTGATACATATTCTTGGCCACCTGATGTTGAACCTACACGAAGTAGAACCTGGCCACGATTAATAATAATTCTTAAAGCGTGTTCTTTATTCTGATCGCCACCAGCTATTGTTAGGGTTTGTCTGCGAATTGCAGCGTTAGCGCCGGTGCCGGTTAAGCTCATGTAGCCACCGGTTACCCATTGAGAAGTAGCGCCAGCTTCATCGGCATCTGTCCAGGAAGCAACATCTGTATCGAATGTTCCGTTGGTAAACGCTGTTGAAACCGAAACACGAGATACCACCACATCATCAACCAAAGCTCTCATGCCAAGATTGGTGAATTCCAGGCGTGCTTTTTCGCTGCTAGAAAATAGAAATGGTACTGTATATGATTGGAGATTGGATCTGGTAGCCTGTTGGTACTTCCAACCTGGGCGAAGCATCATTGAACCAAGAACTCTTGGCATCCAGTTATCTTGGGTTTCTGCTGATAGTGCCATCCTATCAAAATCAACTCTGGCAAGGGCATATGGGCTAACGATCCCACGGTTAAAACTTAACAATGCGCCGTTCATCTTAGCCATGGTAGTACCTTAAATTAACCGATTAAACTTGTGCGGGAGCCTCTATCTCTTTTTGAATAACCGGAAGTACGAGCAGTAGACCAGCTGCCTGATGGCATGAACTTAGTAGGTTCTGCCATTGCATCTTTGCTTTTTGCTTCATTCAATTTCTTCTTCGTTACTTTTTCCAGCTTCTCATACTTACCGCTATTCTGTGTCAGGCGCTCACTACCTTCTAGCGCCATGTAGCTCATTACATACTTTTTGAATGATTCCGGCCATAATGAAAGATCTCCACCAAATTGCTCATCATTCGAAATATACTTAATATACATCTCAGCTTCATCCGTGAACCAGAACCCAGCCTCTTCCGTATATCGCAGAAGTGGTGAGTTAAAATATTCATCACTACATACTGCAGTAGTTCTCACAAAATCAGTAGGTTTTTCGAAGCCATATTGATACCCGAATGATGCTGTGATGTCAGGGGAGTAATAAACCTTCACCCCCCTGGTTGCAAATTGCCATTGCCCCTGCTCCAAAACATAATCTATTAGCCCTTCATCCCATATAGAATCCATCACATACCTGGATTCTACTACCTCGGTTAAATTGGCTAATGGGCGCTCCCCTAATATTCGGAGAGCACCGTTATAAAGCTGTAGCTTGGTTGTTGCCATGTTATGCTGCCATTACTTTTGAGTAATCTCTTAAATAATTATAAGCATCAGCTTCGGTTGCGAAGTATTCTTTTACTACCTCACTATCCTCTGCTCTGATCACTTGATACTTAACATGAGGGCCGCCCCATTTTACCTTGAATTCCTTCTGCGGAGCTTCAGGCATTGTTTCGCCTGTTGCCTCAGTGTAATCAATATAATCTGTTACAAAAACTTTTGCCCAGGTGTTGCTTTTATCCAGTACATCCAGGTTTACCTTGAAGGTCATATCCTCACAAATTACTGTGATCTCATCGGTGATCTTTAGTTGTTTGGCTACATGAGCCCAATATTCAGGCTTCTTGATATCCTCAAGTGTTGTGCCATGTTCTGCTATAACCTGCCACTGTGTTCTGGCAAAACTAGCTTCCTTAAAACGTGATTCAGGGATCTTTATACTCTTCTTTACTATATCGTTCATTTATGTTCTCCGTTGGTTAAACAAAGCACCAGGGGAATAACCCCTGGCACCCTGTATTCAGAATTAGTCTGAATTCGTAGCAGTACCCACTGTAGTACCATTGCTCAGATCCACCGCACCAGGTGCAGTAGTAGAAACAGATATTACACGGTGAGTAGTAGTAATAGTATTGGCAGTATCGTTAACGAACACTAGATCGCCAACTTTCATACCAAGGTTACCACCATTAGTGATGTAACCAGAACCATCCACTGTTGCAGCAGCATCAGCAGAGGTATAACCCCAAAGAGCTATACCGCCACCTACACGCTGAGCAAGTAGGAATGGTGGTGTTGAAGTAGAATAAGCCATAACAATTCTCCTTAAATTAATAAAAGATAATCAGCCCTACTCATTGGCAGGGCTAACTATTATTGAGCTGCAAAAGCAGAACCATCGTGATTCATTACGAACACGCCAGCATTCTGAAGCAATTTACTACCCATATAGATGGTAGTTCTTGCATAAGAATAATCTTGCTCTTGATCATAACCAATCGCTGTTTGGATGCCTCTTGTATCAACCGCATGGCCAATGGCATTACGGTGGTACATAAAGCATTTTTCAGCAGAGGTACCAGCGCCAGGTAGATCTGGATGTACGATCCACTTAACGTTGTTCCACTCATAATAGCCTTGCTTATCTTGCCATTGAGGGCCAGTAGAACCGGCCATCGGTTTGTTAGCAATATAATCCGCTGAAGCAAACTCTTTAGTTTGCAATAGATAGCCGTAGAAAGCCGGGCTAATTAATGCAAAGATATTGCCATCAAAGCGAACTTTGTTGTTACCAAGGCAAGTTAATGCGTAGGTTACTAAGTTCAGCGTTGCTTTTTGAGTAGTACCGCTATCATTCGTGCCAGTATTTAGCTCGGTTATGATATCAGAATCGATCTTACGATTCACTACACCCATTGCAGTAGCCTGCATGATTTTACGACCATCGCCTTGAGATTCAAATATATTGAATCCAGATTTGCGAGGCAGATCATGCCACTCTTGCAGTGTTGCAGTGTTTTGAGTTAGATTGTCAGCACGAGCTGGAATCAAACCATTCACACCCCTAGTAACAGCAGTAGCAGAGCCACTGTCAGCAACTAAGAATACGGCCTGGTTACCTTTAATTTGTGCTTCCACCGTAGTAGTATCACGAACTAAAGATTGCAGGGCTTCAAAGCCATGTATAAACTCTTGTCTATACATCGTTTGTGCAGCTGTATCAGCCATTGTAATTCTCCGTTATGTTTATAAAATTAGTGATTACTCAGCGCCGGGGAGTGGATCTTGTTCAGATAGGGAGCCTTTCGGGGCTATCTTAGCATTCACCAGGCCATTGCCTTCGTAGTTAAAGTTAAACCAGGGGCCAGTTAAGGGGATGCCTGATTATTCTAGCGAGTAGAATTTGTTAGCCTGCTTTCTTGATGTTATCTCTAGCAGTTATTAAAGTTAGATATCTATCCTGAGCAGCCTGATCCTTGAAGTAATTAGTACGATCATTCCTCATTCTTGCTTCAATAGCAGCTATCTCTTCATTAATAGATTGTATCGAGCCATTGTTAGATGGGTTCGTTACTGTTGCTGCAGGATCAATCTCTGTAGCTATCTGAAGTAACCCGGAAAGAACCTTCGGATCATTCATTATTGCTACATTATCTGTTCCAAATGCCTGAAGCACCTTACCGGCACTATCGCCAAACCTGTTATTTAAGAATCCAACTATAGTGTTAATGTTCCCTTGATACTTAGAACCCCATTCCTGGCGTAGCATCTCTACTGTTTGGTTCTTAGCTTCTTCATTTTTATTGAAGATAGCCTGTTCTTGCTGCTCTTTTAAAGCATAATAAGCATTCAGATTCTTGTTAACTAATGCCGGTGGCAGATTTGATTCGTGCATCATCTTGATGTACTGATCGATCATAGGTTTCTCATCTTCGCCTACAACATATCCACCTTCCATTTCGATCTTGTAATCTTCTGGTTTCTCTGGGATGCCATTCTCTTTACGCCAGTTAGCTAACTGTTCCGGTGTTGGTTTTTCAGGCAAAGGTTCTTTGAACCCACCAGATCTTAATTTTGCTTTGGTTTCAAGCAAAGCATCTGCTAACGCTTGTGGTGTAGAATATCTCTTTATTTGTTCCAGCTTCTTCTTATCCCCAGCCGATAGGCGATCCTGCCAATCTTCCGGCCATGTTGCCTCAACCTTAGCTTTAGGATCCACTTTCGCATCAACCACTGTTTCCTTTCCTGCAGTAGCAGTAGCAGTGGTGGTTTCAGTGCTGGCCTGAGCCGCATCTGTAGTATCCGTGGATCCGGTCTGTGCCGATGTTGATTCCGCACCCGATCCTGTATCTGTTGTTGCACTTGTTTCAATATTATCTTCAGCCATTATTCTTCTCCATTATTTTCTTCTTATTACTAAACACTGCTACATTTAATTTAAGCAGCTTAACGATCTGCATCCCTACAAACCTGCGCCCTTCTGCGAAATCGGTATCCCTTCTACCTTCTTCCGTAGGGCGGTAACTCTGTTGGTAAGTTCCTGCCGCATCGTTAATTATCCACTCCATTGCCAGCTTCTGCTGATCCGGAGATGCTTCACCACAAGCAACTGCTTGAATGGCCGAAATGTGTTTAGCTTCATAAGCAGGCGGGTTTAGCGCCGATATCTTCTTATCAAACATACTAATTACTTTTTCTAACATCATTTATTGTACTGGAGCAGCTTCCGAAAACTGTTTGGTTGCTGAACCTAAATTATCTGCCACTTGTGAACCTTGTAACATCTTATCCATTATAGCTTGCTGCTGCATAGCCTGTTGTTGTTGGGCTTCCAGATCAGCTACTTCTTCTTTGCTGTTCATCCACTTGGCCGGAGTGCCAATGCCCTCTAATGCATCTCTGATAGCTTCTTTAGTATTAATGATATGCGTAACCGAAGGATCCAACTGAACTGCCTGTGCCAATATTGATTGAGTTTGTAAGTATTTCTGACCTTTGTCTGCACCCATAGCTTCAGTGATCGGAGATTCAAACTTGAACTCAATATTCTCACCGGCTATACTTTCAGGTATCTGATCCCTTGGGCCAAACGCTCCTACACGCATAAGGTTATCAAAGGTTATCTCACATAACTCGCCATTGTACTCAGCTTCCATTGGTTCAAATAACGGTAGGGTATGCCTGATATATTCTTTAACCCTTTCAGATGCCTCAAATGCTGTCATCTTATCACCACCCTCTGCAGGTGGTAATGCTATTTTATTCAAAAAGAATGCTTCAGATATCATCTCCCTGGTGTCCTGGATCATCTCTAACCCAAATGCGAGGCCCGATTTATCTTGAGTTATCGGCCTCAGAACTTCACCTAAACGCTCATCATAAGCATCATCAACCCATGTAACACCACCAGCATAAACAGAGATATCGCTTCTCACTGCGTTCTGCGTTGCAATCAATGGTGGGTTTACTGCTTTCTCACCAGCTTCCAACAGGGTTAAACTCATTGCCTGGATCAACCTGGCATCAGGAAGAGCCACAACCGTAGCTGCAGAGTATGCATACTGAGATCCGGCGATAGTTACCCATCTTGGTATTACATACTTCTTATTCCATGAGCCCACTTCTTCCAGGATGCACCCGGAATCCATATCAACGTAGATCGATACATATGGCGTATCCATCTTCTTCTTATTCATTTCAAGGGTATCCCATTGATCCCTTGGTAAAATTATATGCCTGATGTCAGCTTTCTCATATGGAGTTTTCTGAGCTTTCATCTTTAGCTTGGCATATGCTTCATCCTGGCCATTTAGCGCTTTACCGAATATCTTAACAACTTCATTGTATTCTGGAGCCCACTTGTAGAATATCGTATCTATTACACCTTCGTGGTTCTCTCTCCAGGCCGTATCTCTTAAATGCCTGTTCTGGTATATCAAAGCATCTCTATTCTGATTGATATCAGTAAAGATCACGCATTGCCCGAAGG